TCCTGTTTTCCCTTCCATCAACGATTGATGTAGGGACAAGTTTAGGTAAGTTCTTCAGCCAGAGGCATGTAGCCTTTGTTTCACCATGGCCAAACTGCCAAGGCTGGATAATTTGGTCTGCCTTACGGATTTTGCTGCTGATAACACTGATAGGATTTTCAAGTGCAATCTTTCCTACAGGTGCGCCCATAAGAAACCTTACAAAATCTAATGCCTCTCTTTGCTCGTTTATTTTGTCTTTGAACCAACGAGCGCCAGACACAGCTAAATGGGTGCAAGGAGGATGAGCGATCATCAAATCCCAGCCATTATCAATGATGTCTTTGACATCGCCTTGATAGTGATTTCCTGCAACCTCTGTCGGCAGCAAGTCGCAAGACCAGGCGTCGTGACCTTTAACTTTGAAGGCTTCTCTCACCGTGCCGCTAAATTCACAAGCAATGAGAACTTTCATTTCACCACCACCTTCAGCTTATATCCGACAGCATCCAGCAGCTTGCAGATCGACTCCAGCGTCATTCCACGGTTCAAGCGTAGTGCCGACTGGTAGGTCGCATGTGACAGGCCCGAAAGCTTTCCGATCTGCCTGAGTGAGATGCCCTGCTTCACGCGTTCTGCCTCGATGAATTCTATGACCTTGGCCTGTTCCATCACTTGCCCTCAAAAGGTTCAGGCATCGCCCATTGCGGAATGTTGATCTCCATCACGCGGTTGGAATACGTCATCTCCGGCTTCTCGCTGCTCGCGTAGGCGTAAACCTTTGCAGCCTTCTCCAGATCAACCTGACCAGCCTTCAGACTATCGAGCCCGAGCGTGTAGATGCCCACCATGTGCGGATAAGCCGATTCCACCGCAATGAAGACGAAGCGATCCAGCTTCTCACCGCATACACGCTTGAAGCCCATCGAGTAGTGGGCCGCTTGCATGTGGTAGCCGAAACTAGCAACTTGCTTTGCGAACCCCGCAGGACTTGCGTCTTGACAGGTCTTGACATCGAAGATGGTCCCACCTGCAAGGTAATCGATACGCGCTTTGCACTGGAGACCGTACTGTCCCCAAAGTAGCGTTGCCTCTGCATCTCCGTCCTTGACGTATGTTTTAAAGAACTCATGTCCCCTCACAGACTCGGCAATGCTCTTGACCCTCTCGCCCTGATACCAGTCGATGACGGTCTTGCCGACATTGTCAGTTTCAAACTGCTCCGCGCCTTCCTTGCCAGCCTTTGTTCTCTTGTCGAACTTTGGCATGATGGCAATCTCGGCATCAAACAGATGCGGCTCCAGGATCGCTGTATGGACAGCAGTCCCGATCTTCATCGCTTCTGTAGGTTCTTTGACGGTTTCTCTCGATGCCGCGAAGTGCGCTGCCGAGCGCAAGCAAATCTTAGCTGTTGACGCCGAGAACGCCTCGATCTTGTGATACTCGCTTGCCGGTAGGTCTTTTATCAGTTCGTACTTCATTGGTCCCCTCTTGATATTCACCGCACCAATACTCCCGATTCACAATCACAATCTTCGGGTAGCGTTGGCACTTCAATGCGCCCTTGTCTTTGTCAGTCGCAAACTTGCATGTCATGCACTTCATTTGTCACCTCGGACCAAACGTAGCTGGACGATATTGTTTACGGAAGGCTTCAAATCTCTCCGTACACCGATAATGAGTTCATGACCTACGGCGTTCAAAGCAGCTTCCATGTCCATCAGCCTTGGTGTCACGCGCGTCTTCCAGCCTCGGATTGTCGCCGGTGCTATGCCAGTGCGTCGTGCCAGTTCCGCTTCTGTAATTCCTTCAGCCTGCATCTGGGCGAACAGGAACCTTACGAACGGGCTGCTGTTTTTCGTTTGATAAGTTTCTGATTGCATCTCTGCTTTCGTAGATAAGCGCCCGCATCCGTGATCGTTCATCTTTGGTCACTCCCCAATCATTCCTGAGACTGACATCCAGCCGGTAAATCAGGTTCTCAATCTCTTCCTCTGTCATTGTCTTTCCCCCATTTGGGACCGGGATCACCATCCTCCCAGTCCTGATCCATGGCCTTCGAGAACCAGATGTATATGATCCCCAGCGCGGCAAGGTATCCCAGCAAGAGCATGATGAAGACGGCTGCTATGATTTGGGCTCCGGTCATTTTGCCAGCATCCATAGTCCAATGTTAGAGAAAGCATATCCTGCATAAGCGATGGACATGCCGCTATTGCCATTCAGATATTGATCCACAGCCACATAGGCGTAGATGAAGCCGACAAGAATGATGAGCGGCCCGCTCATTTCTTTTCTTCCATAGACTTGAGCGTCGGCAGCGTGATCTTCATGTTCTTCGCCCTGATGCCGAGAGAGGCTTTCGCCGCTCTGAGGATCATAGGCTTCTTTCCTTGGCCTGGATTGCTTTTGTAGGTCGGTTGTTTTTTCTCAGTCATTACTGCCCCCCGTTGACAAGCATATACATTCCATGAACAGCAAGAAGCTCTTTGAGCTCTCTTAATGTTTTTTGGCCAAGCTCTGGACAGCGCAAAAGCCTTCTATCACCCAAGTTTGCCAGTTCTTCCAAAGTATCTATGCCGTCTCTTTGTAAGATGTTCCAAGCTCTTACGGAAACCCACTCCTTTTCAATCTTTGTCCCTTCTTTCTTTTCTCGTTTTTCTTGCTTAGTCTCCACATGAACAGGGACATTCAGAAGAGTGACATCGATCTCCTCACGAAGCAGACGCAGCTTGCCCTCAAGTCTCTTGATCCTTTCATAGGCTTCAGAGATGAGCACTTCTTCGTGCATGTCGTGAAATGTCCTGCCGTTTTGAGACGGGCGACGGCCTAACCATGTTTGAAGTCTATGCTTTAGATCATCCATCTTTCTTCTCCCCTGCAAGCGCGGCATGGGCGATTTCTGCTACTTCAAACCAAGCCAGACCACCTACGCCATTTTGCCAATTAACGACTGCTTTTAACGCCGCTTCCAGTGCCTCAATGCGCGCCCTCACCTCAAGCTCATGCTGCGTCTTGCGGGTGTAGCAGTCCTGCCAGTGCTGGCGGCTTCTTTCCAGTTCTTCAATGCGGTCGGCGGCACGGGTATGAAGGTTGTATTGGTTATTAATAAAAGCACGACCCGCGGCGCGCAGCTGCCTCACAAGATCATCAGTCATCAGGCCATCCCCCATGCAAAACCTTCAGTGCGAACTTGCCGGTAGGATACAACCCATCGTAGTCGGTGCTCCCTGACTCAATTGGATAGCTTTCCATCTCGACAATGCGGATCAGACCGCGCCTATAATTCTCGATCTTGTAGTTCAGGAAATCGATCTCTGCTTTGAGTTCCTGAACTTCATCAAGGTTGTACTTCACCGCCGCCATCGTCTTTCTCCCCAGAAAGATATTGAGCCTTGTAACCGCAATAGTCTTCGCCCCAATGCTCGCGACCGCAAAACACAGTGCAATCGCAGGCATATTGTTTCAGTGCATCTTTGCACTCCTGATACCGCGACCTCTGGCGGCCAAAGACCGCAAGCATGTCGTGGATCACAGAGCGGTTGAAGGCCAGCATTGGACTGTCATCCGACTCAAGCCTTCTCCGCATCATTTCGAGGAAGAAGTCCTCCCTCATGCAAAGTTTCTTTCAATCGCAGAGCGGCCAAGAGGCGTGTCTGCCAGCATACCGAGCGCGGTCATGTAGGTGTCAAGAAGTGCCTGTTCTTCAGCTACTTTTGCTGCATCCTTGGCGCGAATAGACACGACCTTCTTGATGATCTTCGGATCGAAGCCCATGGACTTTGCCTCTGCATAGACCTCTTTGATGTCCAGCATCAGCGCAGACTTCTCGTCCTCTAACTTCTCAATTCTCTGGATCAGTTGTTGCAGTTGATTGTTGGTCATTTTCCACCTTTTCCCTGATAGAGCGTTCCATTTGATCTGCGATTCGTTCTGACTCAATTCTGTTGGAGATCAGCCGCGCATACCCCTCAATATCCTCCCAGTGATCCGAATGACTTGGGTCTCCAGAGAGAATCCTTGCAACCTTCATCGCGATCATGTCTAGGCTCTCTGCCTGTTCGTCTGACAGGAAAGGCCAGCCGTCAGAATCATGGAGAACACGCTTAATTCTCTGAGCGATGTTGGCTACATTGCTGTAGCTCCCATGAGTTGCTGAACGCGCATGAAGCAAATTCTGAATATCACTCACCGATTATTTCCTTCCACCGTTGGATACCGTGCAAAATAGTTGAGTGGTCCCGATTGAAGATCGCACCAATCTGACTAAGAGACAGACCATCCTTCTGAAGGACGTAGTACATCTCAAAGCGAGCCAGGTTGTACATCTTCTTGCGGCTCGGAGACCTAACATCCAAGAACCGCAAGTCGTGGGCCTTCAGGATCGGCAGCAGCAAAGGCGCAAGTCTGTAGGGCCGCAGACCAGAAAGAAGTTGTGTGTCTGGCGTTTCTTCTGGCTCCGGCAGCAGCTCTGGGCCTACGTATGGGATCTTCACCACAGGCTTGGTAATGACGACCTTCCCAGCGCGCATAGGGGCTTCTACGCCAATGCGGTGCTTGACGGCCTTGTAGTGCTCCAGCCAGTTCAATGGTACGCCTCCATCAGGAGGTTCTGCGCTGAGAGAAGGCTGTAGGCATAGATCACATCACCGTGAACGCTGACGCCACGGAAGCCCTTGCGGCCATTGTGCTCGTATCGAATTTTGGAAATGTATCCGACTTCTTGGCCGTGTAGATACAATGTGTAGACACCAGAAAAGGCGTCATGATCCAAACGGATAACAGACATTTCGCTCTCCCCTTAGCCGCGAATCAGCGACTGAAGGCAGACTATGCGGAAACAGATATTGTCGTCAAGCAGGAAAATAAGGGGGCCATTGGCCCCCTTTGGTATTAGCGGTTCGGAAGTACTGTGTCGGTCAGCGGGTCTGCCAAGAGCCCTGGAGCGATAGCTCTTGGAACAGCATATTGACCCTGCCTCATAGCCCGCATCATCAGTTCGTCCATAGAGCCCCTGACACCCTGCACGGTTGAGGGATAAAGCAGACGAGCAATCTCGGCATTTGTCTGCTGCGTCCCTTGCTCCGTGAGGCCTGTAGACAAGCGCGTCGCAGCCCTCTGCAAGAGACCACCAAGAGCACTGCCAGCGCCACCACGTTGTAGGTCTGACAGGAAGCCGGGGATTGCGCGGCTACCTTCTCTAAAGGCTGCTTCTTCGGCAAGAAGAGGAGCCGTTTGAGAAATCGCACGAAGCTGGCGGTTTGTGTTTGCAATAGCCGCTTCGCGTTCAACATCAACAAAGAGAGCATTGGCTATATCACGAACTTCCTCTGGCTTTTTACCAGTTGCTGTAAGCGCAGCTTCAATTTTTTGCTTTGCGTTACCGCTACGAAATGCTCCGGTTACGTCTTGCCCTTCAACCTTTCGGCCAATTCTTTCGCTAACAGCATCAAGAGCACCAATCAAAAAGCCTTCCTTTTCGGACGCTCCAAGCTTGGCAATATCCTTTGCTGTTATTTCTGCGCGTTTATCAAAGATGGTTTGCCCAGCACGCATAGCGTTTTCTACAGCAGTTGGGCCAGCCCAAGCAGCGCGAGCTGCGGCATATTCTGGGACAGCCCTATCAACTTCATCAAGGAAGCCGTTCTTAAATTTTACAAGCTCTCTACCTAATGGAGAAACTTTCCCAAGGTCACTTGTTTCTTTTGATATTAACTGGTCAAGCCCGCGCTTAACCATATCGATATCTTTGACTGTATAGTCGCCAACAACTGTTTTTACGCCATCTTTATTTTTTGCTACGAGAGCTGGGAAGATAAGCCCCTCCAACTCAGCAGACATTTTTGCGGCACTAAATGCAGATGCAGGAACTCTTAACAAAATCTCATCAATAGCCTCTGTTCGAGCAGGCTTGCTAAATGCAGCTTGGTAAAGCGGGGCCGCATCTTTTGCGCGAGCTTTCTCAAGGTCATCAAGGACGGGATAAAACTTTTTATCCGCGCCAAGAGAACGACCAAAGGCTTCCTGTATTCTGCCGCCCTGCCCTTCCATACGCTCAACAAGCTGACCAGCAATCTCTCCACGCGGAGCGCCAGGCACATTCAAGACGCGACGGCTCTCAGAGGCAATTGCGCTTCCAGGGTAAAGATCAGCAATGATCTCAGGCTTAACGCCTTGTGCCTGTCGAGCCGCATATTCAGCCGCAACTTGACCTGGCGTCAGACCTTCTTGCTCAAGGATGCCAAGAACGCGGTTCTCAGCCCTTGTCGCAGGAGCACTGAAAACGGAACCAAAGGCACTTCCGACAGCAGGGGCTGCCGCGCCAATTGTACCGCCAACTGCGCCACCGATTGCAGCCTCAGACAAAGCTCTCTGCGCTCTATTTTCAAAGCCCTCTTCGCCTTTCAGAAAGCCTTCAACCGCGCCTTGTCCTGCACCAATAGCCGCACCACGACCAAGACCGCGTCCGATATTGGAAGCAAGAGAACCAACACGAGCAGCAGTCGCAGCAGTAGCTGCACCAGCGGCAGGAGCCGCAGCACCACCAGACAGCAAGGTTGCAATATAAGAAGCGGCAAGAGGCGCAAGGCTTCCAGTTACTTCAGCCGCAGTAGAAATAATCGGACGCTCTTTTTCAGTGCGCTTGATCTTCTCGCGGGCGATTGCAAGTTCTTCCTCGTACGGCTTACCACCGGGAAGCATGGAGCGAATATAGGCCTCAGCCTCGTCGCCGCCGCCCATCAGGACGCCCTGACCCAGCAAGCTGCGGCCAAGAACGTCACCGACAACGCTTGATTTTTTTTCAGCAGACTGAGCCATGATGCTGTCCATGATCTCCTTAACCTTTTCAGGAGGAGTTCCTCTTGGGACATTCACCACAAGCCCATTTGGACCATAAGCAGGAACTGTCTCAGCCATTATTGACCACCAGTGTATGTGTAGCTTCCGTCAGGATTTAATGTAACAGTTCCACCGGCAGCGCCAAAGCTACCAGAGCCACCAGATGCAGGACGACCGCCGCCAACGCCTTCAATCAGTTGTCTGACACGAGGCGTCAAGATGCCCTTTGATTCGATTTCGCGAATACGCCTAAGTCTTTCGTCCGCGTCAAATTTTCCTCCAGCCCAAGCATTGATTACATCTGCACGAGCAATATCAACTTTGGCCTTTTCTTCGATAACCTGAGCTATCAAAGCGTTTGCCTCTGGTTTGTTTATCAGACTTGGCAACGCCTTCAGGAACGCTGCGTAGTCCTTGTCGGTTGTCGTTCCAGAACCCTCAACACGAAGTGTTGGAGCAATCCTGTTAATAACAGCCTCAAGTGCAGAGGCAGCAGAAAAACCGCCTGGGAACGCTTGCGCGATGCGACCAACCAGCGGACCCTGAGGTGCTAACTGCAAGAGTTCTTTAATGTACTCAATATCTTGAGTTAGAGAAGATGCTATGTTTCCTGCCTCAACCTGCTTGCTTAAAACTGGTGCAAGGTTTTTGGCAAGTTCCATACGCATCCTTGCGTCAGGCTCGCCCTCACTCCCGATAGTGATTGTCTGAGCGCCAGCTTTTTTCAAAGAATTTTGATAGTCCTCATAGGTTTTAGGCTGACGACCAGCGGCCTGCTCTTGCTGAACGTAGAACTGATAGTTACGGACAGCTTCAGGATATTCACGTGGACCAGGAGCGACGAACTTGATGTAAGCCGCAGGGTCTTGCTTGAACGCAACGCGCTGTGCATCCGTCAGCGTCTGATCCTTGTCAATCTGACTAAGAATAGCCTGAGTACGGGACTGCTGAGACGTAAGCTCACCCAACTTCAGGAGATTAACCTGCTGCTGGATTGGATCGCGCGTTGCTTCTGTAAGAGAAATCTTTGTAGCAAAGTCGCGCAAAGAAGATGCAGGAATAGCTGAAACCTGTTCTGGCGTAAGGCGACCGCCGAGCTTTGCAGCAAGTCCAGCCGGGTCTTTCTGCTGAAGCTCACGCAGAACGCCAAGCTCCTCCATCTCCTTCTGCTTCTCCTGCATCTGCGCGGTCATCAGACGGCGCTGGGCAGCATTGTAGAGGTTCGTGTTGAACTGACCACCAGTGCCACCAATCTGCGCCAGAAGCTGTGCTCGCTGAGAACCCTCCATAGGCTGACCAGCCGCAAGAAGCAGCGCAGAGATTTGACCAAGCTGATTGATCGCGGCCTGACGGACATCTCCTTCAGGAACGCCGTAGGTCGGGTTGATGTTCTTCGGGTCAGCGTAAACGCCACCACCCGTCAGGAAGTCCCCGAAACCACTGAGACCACCGAGAAAACCTTCAGCCATTTGTACCTCCCAGCAGACCAAACATGGCCGGGTTCTGTTGCATCAATGCCCTATCAGCCGCAAAGAAGTCAGCAGCACGGTTAGGATCGCCCCAATTAATATACTCGGGCGTATTTGCCCCCAACAATGGGAGCGGAATAGTTACGGGCATGTTGTTGGACTGAAATTGTGTGCCGCCGAAGATACGCTCAAAGAAGCCTGGCTCACGAACGCCGCGTGTCTGACCACCAGGGATGCGAGGAGGGAGCGGGACATTCGTCATGCCTTGAGCAACGGTTGCAGGAGCAAATACAGGCGCAGGCATATTGGTTTCGTCAAACGGGCTACGGCGCTCTGGGATAAACTGAGGAGCTGCCATGTTAGTTTCGTCAAACGGGCTTGTCGCTCTCGGTGCAATAGTGCGCTCGTCTCGCGAAGCAATAATCTCAGGAAGAGCACCTTGAAACATAGGGGCAACCGTGCGCTCATCACGAGAAGCGAGAATTTCTGAGATAGGCCGACGAAAACCTAACGCGGCTGGCATCCCCGGAGTGATCGGAGAAGAACCCGCAGGAGCCTGAGACGACAGCGTCTGACGCATCCCCATATTCCCAAGACGACCAGCATCATTGAACTGACCACCGGGCTGCATCATCGTGCGGCGGCTACCAAGCGAGTAATCAGGCGAGCCTGCTGGCATCGTCTGGTACTCCTGCATAATCAAATCCATCAACGTAGCCATCAGAGGAACCCTCTCATTTTAGGAAGCGGCCTGAACTGCCCACCCTTGAACTGTACGGGCGGTAGTTCTGGCTCTTGCTGCTGTCTCGGCTGAGCCAACTGCATGAGCGACATGAACCCCTGCAACCCGCGCGATATGTCTTGTAGTTCTTTTGCCTTGGCCTGCTGCTTGATTGCTTCCTGCGCTGTGATTGGCTTTGGAGCTTCAATCCAGTCAGGAGCAACGGCATTACCAAAACGCTGTGCATACGTACCCAAGTCCTGAGAATATATCGGACCAGCAGGGGCTGCTACAGTAGTTTTATCTGGCTGACTAAAAACTACTTGTCTTTGCTCTGGAGTTCCAAGAAGACCAAGCGTCCTTGCATATTCCTGACCGCCAGCCGAAACAGCCTGTGGTCCACCGCGATCTCGGACTGCATACCACGGACCTGTTCCTCCCGACTTCAAACGCTCAAGCGAGAAGTCAACTTGCTGCTGCCAGTTTTCGCGAGAAGGAGCCGCACCATATCTCTGCTGGAACTCATAGGCCATGCCGCCGGGGGCAATCTTGCTCGGATCTGGAGAGCCTGAGAAAAGCTGAAAGGGGCCAAACGAATAACCGCGAGCGTCTGGATTTCCAAAGGTAGAAGACCCAATAGTTTTTGGATTCAGACCCTCATATCTAGCGATACCAAGAGCAAGATTGGGGTCTACACCAACTTCTTGAGCACGGCTGTAGATATATGAAGCAATGTCGTTAATCTCAGCCATTACATTCTCCACTGATCGTCAATCGCACCTTTGATGATGCCAAGACGACGAAGGACTTCCTGCTTCTTTTCTTCAGGAAGGTTCATGATCCGCTTCTTGTTGTCGGACAGATAGGCCGTGCAGTCCCAGCAATCACGACCTGTCTTCTCACCAGCGATGTAGCCGGGAGCCAGTTCAGCGCCGACGACCTTCAGGTAGTCATAGACATCAGCCTCGGTCCAATCTTGGATTGGCATCTCAAAGGTAATTCCGTCTCGCGTATCACCGTTGCGGGATGTGGACTTCTTACCGTCATCGTTGCGCTGGCCCTTGATGGCCGTTGTAACACCAAGACCCTTGAGACCGAAGTGCAGCGGGAACCAGATGTTCGACGCGCAGCAATTCAGGTACGGCTGCATCTTCGGGCCTTCTTCACCCGTGATTTCCTTCCCGAGAATAGTGTTATTCACAGGCAGGACATCTACGGGCCACCCGTAGTCGCGAATGTTGGCAGGCTGGTCAGACTTGAGTTCAATGAAGTGCGGAAGGCGATCCTTCCACTTCATCATGTACTCATAAGTCGCATCGTCCACGGCTCCAGTGTTCAGCCAAACGACAAAGATCGAATCCCAGCGATGCCTATTGATGTACAAGCAAGCCAGAGAATCTTTGCCGCCGGAGAACAGGAGAGCCGTATCCATTACATCGACACCAATTGCGC